TGACGAGCGCGTGTTGGACACGGCAAAAGACCCGTTCAAGACCCGCGATTCCGAGGACGCTCTCAACCTTGCCGGATTCCTGCAGGGATTCAACAGCCAGCTTCTGCTTTGCAACGACACCACGACTCCGAACGGATTCAAGGGACTTGCGCAGCGTAGGGCATCGCTTTCCAATTATTGCAAGAGCAATGCGGGAAGCACATCGGGATCGCTGACATCCATGTGGGTTTTCGAGTTCGGACCTGCTGGATTCAACCTCCGCTACAGCGATGCTGGTTCACCCGGTATCGTAAGCGAGGACAGGGGCAGGCACTACATCCCGACACAAGCAGCAGACGGGTACTATTGGGCGCTTATCCGCCACTTCTCGGTCAAGGCCGCTTTCGAGCTTCGCGACCAGAGGGCGATGATGAGGCTTGCCAACATCGAGGCAACCGGTTCTACCAACAACTTCTCGGCTTCGATTTTCCTCAAGAACGTCAAGAACCGGCTTCCCAACATGGGGCGCAACGCGGTAGCATTCGCCAACCGCACATTGAAGGGACAGATTGACGACCTTGCCTACACCAAGGCGAACGCCAGCTATTCCATCATGGACATCGTGAACTTCGGACCGGTTCCGGCAGTTGCATCAGTTCCCGTGCTCACATGGGAATCAATCCTCGACACCGAAACCACGGTCAGCTAAGGAGCAGAACAATGAAAGACGCATTGCTTGATTTTGGTTCAATGACACTCGCGACCAAGACAACCGCGGTGTACTCACAGGCGCTTGACTTCGGGACCCTCACCGGATTCACCACGCACACAACCGGCATGGACAAGCCAGCGGATATCGTGGTACGTACCGCGGTCGCGTTCAACGCCGCTGACAACGTGATTATCACGGTGCAGGACAGCGCTGACGACAGTACCTTTCTCGACCTGTACTCCGGTGTGCTTGTCGCGGCTCCTGGTATTGGTGTTATCCAGATCCTTCCCATGCCCACACAGCATAGACGCTATGTGCGCATCAAGGCGTACCCGAACTCATCGGGCACATTCACGGAAACCGCCATCACCGCGTATATCGAGCCGGGCGCGAACAGGACTCTGTAACAGCACGAGGGGGAGCAATCCCCCTCTTTTGGAGGAACCGTGAGATACAAGTGCATCAGTCAGCTGTTCGATTCCACAACCATCCAGCTTTACGAAGAGAACGGTGTCTACGACATCAAGAAAGAGGATGTGAAGCGGTACGAGGACATGAAGGTGTTCGACCGATTCCAGCCATATGTGGACATAGAACAACCTAAAAAGAAGGCTTGATATGCCTCTAACCATGATAAACCAATGGGTTACGATCTGCAACCGAGCGTTGTCCAGAATCGGAACCCAGCTCATATCATCGCTCACTGACGGGTCGACCCCCGCGATCTACTGCAACAACCTTCTCCCGGAGGTTGTTCAATCTGTCTATGGACAGTACGACTGGCGTAGCGCAAAGAAGCGGCTGCAGTTGTCCGCATTGGAGGACGTTCCGCTGTACGGATTCTCCTACGCATACCAGCTACCAAACGATTTCATGCGCCTGGTATCGGTAGACAGCGAGAACGAGTACCAGATAGAGGGGACAACGTTGCTGTCCAGCGATGAGGACATGTACATCACGTACATAGGCTATCCGGTGGAGGCTGACAAGGTTCCAGGATACATCGCCCATGCGATGGTCACGTATCTTGCATTCCTGCTGTCAACGCCGCTGACAAGCAACGAGGGACTGACGCAACGGCTGTTGGCAGAGTACCAGATGGCGTTGGAGCAGGCGAAGGTCGCAGACAACGCAGGACGATACGAAACACCACTACCCGGCTGGTACGAGGACGTGCGATGAACTATACCGTGTTGCAGAACAACTTCATCAGCGGGGAGATATCGCCACTGATGGAGGGGCGGGTCGATTCGGCCAGATACCAGACCGGGCTTTCATTGTGCGAGAATTTCCTCCCCATCAGGCAGGGAGGACTAAAGCGCAGGCCGGGCACTCATTACGCAGGGAACACCGAAAGCGACGCGCAGGCCATACTTGTTCCATTCCTTACATCGACAGGAACGTACTATATATTCGAGTTCACAAACCTGCTGGTGCGGTTTTGGGAAGCTGACTACACGCTGAAGATGACAGGGGAAACGGTGGACTCATTGGTGACACCGTACACATTGGCACAGCTTCCGTACGTCAAGTTCGCGGTCAACAAGGGTGTCATGTGGATAGTGCATCCATCCCACGCACCACGGACGATCACGCTCACCGCTGGAACGTTTGTGCTTGCGACACCGTCATTCACAGGGGACAGGACATTCGACAGCGCGACAAACTATCCATCCATCATCGCGTTCCGTGGAGGCAGGCTGTACCTTGGAGCCACGCAGACGGAACCAAACGCCATATTCGCATCACGCACACCGCTTGCGGGAGTCGACAGCTATACGGACTTCGACTTCGGCCCGGACGCCGAGGACGTGTTGCTTCCAACACACGCCATATATCTGCAGGACAGCGACATGTACGGCACATCGCTGAACTGGCTCATGTCCATGAACAGACTGGTTGCAGGAAGCGGCCGTTCAGTTTGGATGGACACCGGGGATATAGCCACACCTGAGACATTCGACATGTCAATCACGCTGTACAACGGAAGCAACCACCTGCAGGCGCAGGCGATGGACAACGTGATCATCTATGCGGGAAACGGTGGCAAATCGCTCCATGTCATGTTCTACAACAACGACAACGCGGGGTTTGTGAGCGCAGAGCTGTCCAAGGACGCAGGGCACATGACCATAGGCGGCATCGCCTCATATGCGATCATGATGTATCCAGACCCGATTATATGGATTGCGGGCGTTGACGGACTGCTGAGGTCTTGCACGTTCGACATGAAGGAAGGAGCTGTCGCATGGGCGAGGCATCCCATGGGCGAGGGTGCTTTCGTGGAGTCTGTCGCCACAGGCAAGGGATCTGACGATGTGCTGTGGCTTGTGGTCAAGCGCGGTAGCGTGCGTACCGTTGAATACCTGAGCATGAATGCCATAGACAGCATAGACGAAGCGTTCTACGTGGATTGCGGACTTGAGATAGACCAGACGGCCAGCACTACCGTCACCGGCCTCGACCATCTAGTCGGGTACGGTGTGGTCGCATTGGGTGACAACAGCCCGCTATCCTTGCAGACCGTTCCTGTCGGAGGTGAGCTAACCTACGACCGCGAGCTTGAGAATGTGCGAATCGGCATACCGTACACATCCAAGGGATTCCTGCTCAGGCCAGAACTGCCAGCAAACGGCACATCCCAAGGCAAGAAGCGCAAGGTCGACAAGCAGACCATCAGGTTCTACCAGTCGCTCGGAGGATCTGTAGGCTCCGACTTGGACAATCTTAGGCCGATAGTTGAGATCAGACCAGGCACGTACACGATGGACAATCCGGTGGCATTGGTGACAGGCGACAGGGAAGTGGACATCCCCTCGTATGTGACGGTGGACGGCAGGGTATACATCACGCAGGACGTTCCGCTACCCATGAACATCCTATCGGTCATGACGCGGTATTCCGTGCTGGAGGGTTGATATGGAATGGTTGATTGCCTCTCTCATCATTTCAGGCGCGAGTTTCCTCTGGAACGTTGGGACAAGTGGCGCACAGCAGAAAATCCAGCAGGAAAGCCTAGACTTGGAAAAGACATCAGCATACCAGAGCGCGGTCTCCACACTTACCGCCATGGAAGCAGAGCAGGAGAATGTCAAGAACCAGATAACCGCCGCAGAGGGTGCTATCTCCACATACGACGAGTTCCTAGGAAGGTTCCCCGCATACGAGGAGTTCCAGAAGGCCAGCGCATTGGAGCAGGGCAGGCAGGTCTACACCGAGATGGCGCAGAACTTCGCATTCGCTGAACTCGGGGCCGCCGCCAGAGGACAGACAGGATCGGCAGGAATCGCATCGTCTCAGAGAACCAGACGCGCGACATCGCTGTTTGGCGAGGACATGCGGGTGGACGCATTCGGCGGACTGTTCGGGCAGCAGATGCAACAGCTTTCATTGGACTTGACAGCGCAGAAGACCGAGGCGGAGAAAAACAAGGCGGTGCTAGGCACGTCGCTGGAATCGCTGAGGACCACGCTAGGCACATACACAGGAACGCTTGCAACCCAGCAGGGAATCGTTGACAGACTCAGACAGGAGGCCGGGCTGTGAAAGTACCGTCAGTAGACTAC